CTGATGTAACATTTGAACCAACTAGAGCTGGTGTAACGGTTATAACTGGTTTTGCACTAAAGCTGGCTGTTGCAGTTGTTTCATTATCAAAATCTATTGTTTGATAAAACATACGACCATTATTTGTATTTAAATCTTGAGTACTATTATCTCTAGCATCAATTATAAACTTTCCATAAAGAATTTTTTGTGATCCAGGATTAAATTCTTCGTAAATTTCTGTTTCGCCATTCCAGTCTGTAACACCAGTTCCTTGAAGACCAAAATTATTTGTAATAGCAGAAAGAGTATCGCTATGTTGATTAATTACGTTAATAACCTGGTGCCAAGCAGCAAGATCTATAATATTAGGGTCTGATATTTTAACATATGGCATTTTTGTCTCCTGTCAATTAATTATACCACAAAGGACTACTCTTGAATCCTTTTAAGGTTTAGAGAGGTTGACAGTCCTTGGCTAAAGCTGTGAGATACTGAGTGTACTAAATATCTTTGCTCAGAGATACCGTTCAAAGAGTAGGATAGGCTTACAACATCTCCTACCTGAACCAGTGGGTTTCCAAATATATTTAAAGATACATTTTTAGAAAAACCCTCAATACCTTTTTGAACAACTTTTAGCATCTTGTGTGCTGCTTGCTTAGACTGTATCCACTCTGAGTCTAACTGAGCTGTTTCTGATAAGTTTGAGTAGTCTATAACACTCTCAATGATTTCTGGATCTGAAGGTGCAACGATTTCATGTGTCCATAGATTTAAAGTTACAGTAAGATTGTTTACATCGTCAGAATCTTTTTTAAGATGAACCATGTGTGGAACTCCATTTGCTATTGCCATTCTTGCTCTAAAACCAGTATTGAGAGGTGTTGAATATGCTAGAGAGTATTCATCTACTAGCTTTTTCTGAAATTGCTTTTTGTGTATTGGCTTGTTCCCTGGAAAATATCTCATCATATATTCAATTGGAAGAACATCTACAGATACAGCAGCTGGGGTTTGATACTCAACATCATAGTAGTTTATTCCAGATACCTCTGGTGTTGTTTGCATAAGATAAGTTGGAGATTTTGTATATAGTGGTTGCTTTTGAACTAAACCATTTAAAAACTCTCTATCTTGATAGAAGTAGCTTACACTTCTTTCTTTTAATGGTTTTACAGTAGCATGTATTTCTCTCAGTGTTGCTGGAGTATTGGATATTATTGATGGATTGCTTTTTGGTGGATAAAGATTGGTTATCTCTTGTGGGAACCTAGATGCAAAAAATCCAAACTTTCTTCCAACTACAATATCATTAGGGATTATTGGTTTTTGTCTCATACCAGTAAGCTGATTAACTTTTGATGCTTGCCATCCAGTTGCTGATGGAGCAGTGGTTTCATTATACTCTGTTCCTGGAATTTGCCAGCCAGTTATCTCAACATTATTTATAAATACTATCAATGCTGTTTTTGGTTCTTCTTCTGTTGCATCTTCTCCATCTTTACCATTTGTTAAGTAATGGACTACCTTTAAATTAAAACACTGATCTATTTCATAAGAATAGCCAGGTAAATCGTTTACAACAGTCTTCTTTAGTACTTTAGCAAAATTATTAACAATGCTAACACACTCAGCGGTTACATCTGCCCAACCTGTAACTACTCCTAAATGGTTATATATGATAAGGGCATAATCATATTTTTGTGGACTATATAATGATGATGTCTTTGGATTAATTCTACTATATCTAGCAAGCTCTATAAAATATGCTCCTTCAGTATCAGTATCACTTGTCATATTAAAAAATAAACCAGCTGCTGCGCCATCTTCTTTGGTAAAGTTAAATTTAACAGAATATGTTTTATATCCAATGTCTACATTAGATGTTGGATATACTAAAGTTGAGGTATTAGTAAAAGCACTTACTGCAATAGATCTTACCTCTGGCATCTTTGGATAGTCTGTTTTTGTAGTAACAATTGAGAGATTAGGCGGTGCACTCAGAACTTGAAGATCAGAGCTTAACAATTTTGCTGACAAACCTTTGCTTGCTAAATTGTCTGCTAAATTATCAGTTATCCTTTTATGATCAATAGGTACGGTTCCAAATAGGCCACGCTCTACATTTGTAATATATCCTGTAGGTGTTATAAGAACATCATAGTCTGCAGCGATATATGCTTCTCCTCCTGATACATATGTTCCTGTTTGTTTTCCTAATACCTTAAATGATGTTGCTGTTCTTTGAGTAACAATACCCTGAATATTATATACAGATGGAACAACTTTTGTGATCATTACTCTGTCACCATTTTTAAAAGTATTAGTTGATGTATAAGTAATCTCAGTTCCATTGCCAGAAACAGAAGTTATCTTAGCAGTAGATAATCTAAGTCCAATACCATTTTCTTTAATAAATCTATCTATCTGTGAAGACAAATCAATATTGTTTTTAATAGATATAAATCTTTCTTTACTGCCGTCAAGAGTTGAAAGCTTATATTGCTTATATGCAAAAGAAACAATTTCATTATCAATAAATGCAAACCCATCATTACTCATATTAAATGTATGAAAAATGTCTAGCAAGTCATTGTTATTAAGTTTAAAGGTATTTGAATTTTCAAGCATATCTGCATCAAGATAATTAAATCCAACAGAATCAACAGTTTCCTGACTCCAAACAACATCATTTGAAGTTGTATATATAAAAGAAGGTGAATTCTTTATAGCATCATCTGTTACATTCTGAAGAGATGGAGACTGTTTAATTTTTGGTGTTTGATACCTTAAAGAAATTTTTCCTGGCTTAGCATTATTTGATATATTAAAACCATTTTGCATTATATTGCCATCTGTTAAAGCAAGGCTAGATCCTGAAGACGATAGTATGTCGTGTAAACTTAAAAACTTCATTACTCCATACTCATCAATATATGCACCAATTTGATAAGCTATAAATAATTCATTTAGGCATTCCATAATAGTTGAGTCTTTGGAATTACAATAATAATAAGAAAGATCTACTGGAGAGTTTACACTATTGAATATTCTATAAAGAGAGTCATAGTCGTAGTCTGTAAATCCAGATAGGTCTAGAATGTTTGTTATAATTTCAAACGGACTTTTTAAGTTAACAACATAGTCTGCTACTGGTATTGATTGTAAATACCTAGAAATATCAAAACATTGAACCGTAATATTTTGAATATCATTTTCAGCCCAAGAATCTGAATAAAAAACTCCACCAGGAATATATGTGTCTGAAGATATTTTTGAATTAGGTGATGCGTACTCTCTAAGATGAAAGTTTACATAAATCTTAATATTTTTTCTTAGCATATTTGCTAATATTGTAGATGATTGATTACTTTGACTAGAAAAAATTGGAACTATAGTTGATCCAATCATAGCTGGTATTCCAGATAAAGTAATTTGAGCATCATTTGAGTTTAGCGAAGAAATTGGAAGTAGGCTACTACTTTCGTCTAAAGACTTATTAATAGATACAGACTCAACAAAATCTGTCAAATCAATTTCAAGTCTTGGAGAAATTTCTATTACTTGCATTCTCTTTAGATCAGAGACTACAGTTAGGGATGGTTCAGATGTTTCTGTTGGTATTGAAGTACAGTTTACTGTATAGTTTATTGTCTGAGATGAAGAAGCTCCTTGCTGGTTATCTGCTGCGTATACCGTTAAAGTTATTGCATAAGTTGTTCCACAATCTCCTAGTCCAAGATAAGAGTCTGTATCTGAGTTTGCATTACTTGTCTTTAAGCTTCCAGCAGATGTTGAAGGCGACATTGTTATCTTATAGGATGAGGCATTAGAGTAATTAAATAGTGCCCAAATAGATTGTTTTTGCGTAGAAGATAATGATAAACAGTTTCCAGTATCTGGGTTAGCGCATTGAACAGAAAATGAATTAATTGTTGGCCCTGATGAAGGTGGTGCTGTCTCTCCTGTTAAAGATAAAAATTCTGGGTTAGTTGTTCTATCTATCTGCGTTATAGTTATCTTGCTAAATGATGTAGATAAAAATAAAGATCCAGTGGAGCTAAACTGCGGCATTGATGACCACTTTGTTTTAGTCCAGGCAGAGCCATTCCAGTATAGAGTTAGCACTCCATTACTTCTTCCGCCTTCTGAGTTATTTGAAGGCGATATATTTTGACTACCGTCAACTGTAATATTAGTTCCATCAATAGATATGTTAACAATTGGCACAGTCATTAAGGTATTAAATTTAATAACCAATTTGTTTGTTGTAATTGGCTTTTCATAAATAGATGTAATGCTTCTTGATGATTCGTCCGAAACAAAATATTTATATGGTGATGTATCTGTTGGCAAAAGATTTTTTAATACTGGCACAGGCTTGGAAGCAAGGAAAAACTTTGGGTTTTGTAAGATTGGACTTACTGGGAAATATGTAGCAGTCGTATACCCATCAAGGACTGGGGACGTAATCTTTCTAAATGTAGATGGAAAGGTAGAATTAATATTTCCTGATCCTACATATGATTCTCCTGGTCTAAAATATGTAAATGGCATTTCTGTTGGAAATAAAGAATGGTTTTGATAATCAAAATAAGTAGTGGCATAGACTTCAGGTACTGTAAAATATACCGTTGGATTGTTATCTGTACCGCTTATAGAGTTGGCTGTGATGGTGTATACAAAGCCTGCAAAGGTGTTATCAGAGCTTTGAGAGCCTACGTAGGTAATAACCTTAGTCCATCCTAAAGAGTCTGCCTCAACCTGCTCAGATCCGTACTGAACATCTAGTCCTCTTCCTGATGCATTGATCATTACTGGAATAGCACTATCAGTCTTTATATATGTAATTATTTTATATGCCGAACTAGATCCGCCTGATACTGTGTATGATCTCCTGCCTGTGCCACTAGACATTGTAAAACTCTTGGTTGTAAAGTTAGGCTTAACTGTAGGTATAACATCTGTTGGTAGAGGCGATATTGCAGTAACAGTTAACTCTTCACCATTTCCAGCGGTAGTAATATATGGGGCATTAAATAAATTATGATTCCACTCCGCAGAAACTACTGGTGTCAAAGTTATTGAGTCTGAGCCTGTAAAGACTGAAGAGCTGACATTACTTAACATTATACCTCCGTAAAGTCAATGCTCATACTAACGTAGTCTGACACCTTTGTTCTATTAATAATGCTTTTAGAAAAATTATTCATAAATACAGTATATACCTCAGAGCCAGTTTTTGCAGTAACAAAATTGCCTGATGAATCAAGCTCAGAGGCAACAACTTTTAACCAAATAGGAGAGCCTACATTAGCCCTATAAAATGATTCAAGCCAGGCAGCACTATGATTTAGGTCTGCTGTCTCAGATGTTTTTGATGGAACGTATGACCAAGAAACTGATATAGTATTTTTTTGAGCAACAACATATTTTTTCATTCTGCCGTTAGCCATTCTAGACTGAGTTTCAATAAGTTCTTGAGATATAGCAATAGGAGATCTATTGTGGTCTGTAAGTTTTTGCCAATTAACATTGTCTAGGGATAGCTGTATTCCAGCTTGTAATAAATACGCCATTACTTACCAACCTTATTACTCTTATTATTTTTGCTTAC